GTGTAGACGAAGGAACGACTGATAGGTTGAAGGTACTCGCTGGGGCTGATGGTAATTAGTTGTCCGCGTACTTTTTGAATGGCAGCTTCCACCCAATTCTCGTCCCAGCCATCGGTCTGTACCAAGGCACGCAATTGCTCCGCGGTAAAATACTCTACGCGGTAAATCCCTGGCGTATGCTCAAGGTCGGTAGAGAAAGATGGGATAAAAACGTGCTCATCCAGATTGAAAGCGCGGATGATGGGGTAGGACCGCTCAGGACCGTCCATTGGCACGGTGGTTTCACCTGTGTCGCGCAACTCTTTCAGCATCTTGCCAGCTTTGCCTTTGGAGCAATCGTATTGCTTGACAAAGATTTCCTTTAGGTCGTCGGCTGCGCTCTTGTCTTCCAAGAGGGCCATGATGTCGATAGCGGGAAACTGCTCTTGCAGATCCTGCAAACGAACGCTGACCATAATCTTCTCTTTGCGCTTCTCCCAGAACTGACCCATGACGGCGATACCTTTTTCGTCCATGAAGTTAGCGCACATCTCAATTTCGCGCTCAATTTCGGGAATCTGCGTCTGGATCATCCAACGCATAAAGTTGCTAACAAGCTGGCTGCGAGAACCGTCCTCTGATCCTACGGGTACAGCGGTAAGGTTTGAGCGTTTAAACGCCATTCCCTTCATCGCAACTTTCTTGTTGATGATATTATCAACGAGGAAGCAGCGCAAATCGCTGGCACCATCCCACGGGGTGGGGCTTACTTTGCTACCTTCGCGAGAATGCTTTTTACCATCGGCAGATTGACCGTTCCAGATAGCATAACGTGTCTCGTAGTTCAACCGGCATTGGTCGATGAACGGTTGGTTATCGCGCACGCAATCTTCAAAGGCTTTCTTCAGCAGGTTGAAGTTTGGACCTTCGTTTTCAGACGGGGCCAATTGAAGGCCAGGGTCTGAAGTCATAGATTTGGCATTGCCGTCAATAGAACTCATAGGCTTATGTCACGACTATTGTAGATTTTTAATAAATCAAGCAATCAATAACTCCAAGTCCTATCGTCAATCTGCTTATTGGCGTGCGGATCGACAAAGGAGCATTGGGAAACGAGCAAATACCGCAAGCAGTCGATGGGATCTTTGCTGGCTTCGTCTTTGCCACCCTTGGCTGTATATTCCTGCAAGGAATAGATCAAATTTTGACAGCGTTCGCTGATGTAAATTTTGGGCGCGTTGAGGGATGAGATGGGTTTGCTCTCATCGTAGGAGAACAAGCCGTTGATGAGCTGAATTCCGTTCTCGATTTCAACGCCAGGGGCGGGCAGAAAAATCATACCGGCATCATCAAGCTCGCTGATAATTGTGGTAGCTCCATCGGCAGATTGTTTTTCGGCAGCACCTAGGCGTGGATCGATAAACCGCTCAAAGATATTTTCACCTTCCTCGCAATGTTTCATTAATTCGACGTAATCATTGATGCCTCTCTTGGAACCTTTTTGAGCTGGACCTGCTTTACCCTCGGGTCCGGTGCCTGGCAATGCCCAATCGTCGTAGTCAGGCCACTCGCGGTAAACCCACCACGTCCCTGCAGCATCAATCGCTGCCCAAATCATAAACCAATTCTTAGAGCCAGCGGGATCAAGCACCATGTAACGGGTGACATTGTAATCCACGTTGTTGGTCCACGGCAATTTTTCGTGTGGGATGACGTTGACTTCTTTGTTGAACCCAGGAAACACGCTGGTCATGCTCTTGGTCGGCACGCCATAGGCACGGGCAAACACTTCATCCTTGGAGCGACCTAACAGTTTGTTCCTAAAATCTGAGGTATCAATAAAGCTATTATCTTCTGTCCAAAAGTAATAGATGATCGTTCCAGGACGCGATAACGATTCTTGAACGACAGGAAGCTCGCGGCCTACGAGCGGGGCAAAACGTTTCTCTAACGTGCGAGTCTTGCCAAGGATGTCCTGCACCAAGGGTGTCCAGCCAGTAAGCGTGGTGAACGTCAGGAGAATGCGCCCGTGGTAGTCGGTAGTGCGGTACTGCAACGTCTCAAACATCTTCTGCGGGCATTCCTCGTCGCACCAAATCAGATGCGCTTTAAAACCTTCAGCTACTTGGGCATCAGCTTGGTAGCTCCGGTAGTTGCTAAACTTAATGCTGCCTCCGCGGCGAAATCCATTAACGGGTGGGAGGATGCAAATGTTGTCGGTAAACCCGTTCTTCTGGGAGTACTGAACGCTGTGATTAAGTCCTTTTTTAGTGGGCAAGTTGCGGATGCCATCAGGCAGGGCGTCCCAGATCATACGTTGCTGATCTTCGATAGATCGGTCCTCGTTAACGTGGTAGGCCCGAACCTCTGCACCAGGGATTGTCCCTGCCGCCCAGACGCATAACCTGCTGGCTATCATCGATTTTGAACTACGATTTCCGCCTAGGATGACGTGGTTGGTGTACTTGTTCCAGTTCTTCATCATGGTCTGCCATGAAGGAAGAATCCAACCTGCACCTACCGGATTCATCAAAGCGTCGTGATTGCGTTGCTCACGGAACGTCAAGTACTCGGCCAACTTCTCTTTAGGCCAACTCATCAGAACCGAATCAGGTGGATTAGAAACCCACGGGATTCCAAAATCAGGTTTAAAATCATCGCAGTAATGAACATCGCCAAGTGCCATAATAAAATTATTTCTTCTTTTTGAGAGGTTTGATCAACGTTGCATAAGCCACACGGCTTATCTTTAGCTGCTTCCAAGTAATGATTCCTTGGCCATCAATGTTGATGCCTTCAGGTTCTGCACTGACTGACAGACGGGCGTATTCCCTTGCGCCCTCAATGTCCGGTTCAATTAACCATTCGTTAATTTTTGTACGAGTAATCATTGGGCAGGGTGAGATGCGTTTTCTGCAATAGCCAATGATTCTTTTTATCAATACATCAGGTATTAGAAACGCTAATAACGACAGATGCTGTGAATTTTTAGCTTCAAAGCCTGAGTAATCATTGCAGGTTTATTGCATGGCCATTAAACGAATCCTCATTGGAACTCCGCTCAAGGGCGATATTCCTAAATCTTATTTTCGGACCAGCCTAGTTATGGCGTCCGCCAATATTCCTAATGTCAAACTAGACTGGATCTTACTAGATGGTCCTGCGGTACAGATTGCCCGCAACGAAATTGCAGCTTACGCTATTGAAAACAATTTTGATGAAGTCATCTTCTGGGATAAGGATGTCTTGGCGCAACGGAACGGGGCTGATGTCACTGACAGTGCGTTAATGCGCCTGATCGGACATGACAAAGATATTGTCACGTCGGTCTACGCCTCTCGATCCTTAGACACGCATTGGCACGTTACGCCGTTAGCTGGTGAGGTGGCTAACGAGGAAGGATTGCAGAAAGTAGAACGCGCAAGCATTGGTTTTTCTAAAATCAAGGTGTCGGTGTTTAAAGCTATTGCTCACGACAATCCAGATCGAGTGGCTATGCTGTTGGATCCTAATCGTGCGCCACGTTCCATTCCTGAACTGTTTCCTATGGAACTACAAGGACGCAACATTCCGAGCTACCGTTTGCAACAGATCAAGAATGCCATGACTGATTGCAAGAATGATGATAAGTTGCGGATGCGGATTGAACGTGAGTTGTCCGTGCGCTACGACGAACCCAATGCCTACCTTTCGGAAGACTATGGATTCTGCAAGCTGGCGCGAGAGTCTGGCTACGATATTTGGATGGATACCCTAATGGTGCTGGGCCATGAGTCCAGAGTGACGCTACCCATCGAAACGCCCAAGCTCATGGAAATGTTGTCCGAGCCTTGGCGCAAAGAAGAACTGGCCGTAATCAAAACTCAACTGATCAAACAGAACCAAGAGGCCAAGGAAAAGAATAACAACCTCCGCAACTGACCATGAATGCTGACTACAAAATAATTACCCCTGAGCAACGGTGGCACGCTGGCCGTCAAGCAGAGGCGTTCTTTGGCCTACTGGACGCTCACGATAAACTTAAACAAGAGCATCTAAAGTTGCAGGAAGAAATGAAAAAGCTCCGCAAGGCTATCAAGACAGACAAGCCAGCCTAGTCTTTAACGGCCCCTGTCTTCTTGCTGATCTTAGCGTCGATGTCATTGCAGTTACCAATGTCCACGGGGGCTGACTGAATCGTAGGCACGCCCGTCTTGCCACTCAAGCGGGCGACAATCTCCTCTTTGCTCAGAGAGCCATAGTTGTTAACTTGGATGTTAACGTTTGCCCCCTGCGTGGCGTTGAGTCCGGCAATGCGTTGCCGTTTGTCAATGGCTACCGCGAGGTTAAACCCCAGCGTCTGCAAGGGTGTGTCGTCTACTGTCTCCAGCATCCGGTCCACAATCTTATCCGCCAAGGTATCCAGTTTGCCTATGAGTCTTTGATTAAATTCTTCCACGGTAATTCCTACAATACGTTGCAGAACCCTGCGATCATCAATCGTCACATCACCCAGAGAGGGATGCTTCTTCAAGCCCAATCCTCTCCCGTCTAGCGTAGCCATCGCCACAGAATTGATTAACCTCTGCGGGCTGTAAGTCGCCTTGCCATGCTTACCATCAACTTTGACTCCTTTAGCCATAGAGCTTACGGAGCAAGGCCATTAGCCCATTGCGAAGCCTGTTCCCTGATGCGGGCAATGTACTCATCGGCTGACTCAGGCTTTCTAGGAAACACGGTATCCTGCTTTAGGAACTGAGGCAGCACATGGCTGGTGTCTACGGCGTCTGCTGCCGCGGGCACAGCCACAGGCTCAGGCGCAGCCACAACCTCTGCCACAGGTTCCGCCTCCACGCCTTCATTCACATCCATCCGCCTTATCACCATATACTCCGAATCCGTATCATCTGCACTGAGCCAAGTCCGCTTTACCCACACCCTCTCTCCCCTGACCAGCCCATTCCTCCAGTCCCAGTTAGCCACCTTAGTCCACAGCTCGCCACCACCACCTCCACCATCCTTCCCTGGCAATCTCAGCTCATTGTATTGCTTGTTACGGCACACCTTCCCCACTAACCCTTCTCCTTCTTCTACCCATCTAGACTCACCCCAACTACTAGCATAAGTAGCTTTTTCCACACCTCTATCTGCTTGACCAAAACCCCTATTCCCCTCCGACTCCCCGTCAGGGGAGTGAAGCTCTTGTGCCGTCTCTTGTGCCGCACAATTACCTCCACTGGCAGCTGCCAATCCTGCCTCTTCTGCCAAGGCTATAGCTCCTGCTACTTCCCTAATAGCCTCTACGTCCAACGTCAGCTTTCCTCCTGACTGCAAAATTCGTACCTCTTGGGTGGATTTATAGTTATAATTATCCCCGCTGGCAGGCTGACCCCCCTCCCCCCCGTCTGGCTGGGCCGTGTCACCAGTATTGGTGCAGTCAATACATGTATCCACCGAAGGGTTACTAGCGAGCAGGGCCTGCAGGTATCCGGCTAAGTGATACTGTTCGGCATAAGCGTGGGCGTCACGGGCGCGTCCGCTCTTTACTAGTGTACTGAGCCAGCTTTCCCTGCCCGCTACGCGCTTGCGGCTAGGCCTGCCAAGAGGTCGCTTGCGAACGGCGGGCGAGGAAACGGTAGCAACTGAGGCGGAGGATATAGAGGAGGAAATCATAAGAGAGGACAAATTGCGAATGAGTAGTTGAGCTTATGCAAGCTATTTGCGCGGCTACTGAGTAAGGGGATAGGATGGGGAGGTGTGTTATTTATTTGCAAGGAGAGGGGGAAAGAGCAGAGTGGCGGGCGTGAAACTAACTAAAACAGACCGTGAAGACATTCTCGGGGGGAGTTTCTTCCTCCTTTGCCTAGCCGTAACTCTTTTCCTTTCCGCTTTCCTCTGAGGGGGACGGCGAATCAGTAAACATACCCGTACAAAAAACAGTAGAACCAAAAAACAGAATGAAAACAAATACCGAACTAGTCGCACTTATTACCGCAACACCTGCTCGCTCCGCTTGGCGGCGGGGCGTCAAGGCGTATGCCATTGAAATGATTGAAGGAGCAGAGGGTGAACTTGCCAGCGTTTCCGATGTAAAGAAGGAACTCTTGAATGGCGCAAGGACTTGGAAAGAGCATTCCGAAGGCGGGTGCGCTCTTATTTACGACGCGGACATTGCGGAACGGCTTTGCGCTCCTGGTGAGTACCGCCGGACGCGGCAAGGCGAGCGTGCCCCGAATGCGAGGGAGACTTGGCTTGACGTCCAGGCGCGGGCTTGCGGACAAGCCGCAACACTGATTGCAACGGTGTCGAAGGAGGGGAGCAAATGAACTATTACGCATATCAAACGACGGGCGGAAATGTCCGCTATCTGAAATCATTTCACTCCGAACTGTCAGGAACTGCATGGATTGCAAAAAGCGCGTTAGATTGGCAACGTGCATTTACCGGCCACGTTCATTCTTTCAAGCTTTGTTACAACGGTTTCAAAAGTTACGATTTGATATCATTAGATAGCGCCATGCCAACGCATAAATTGGAATCACTTTGCAAAGCGGAGGGGAGCAAATGAGCACGCACTTTGAAAAAATGAAGTGCGGGAACGTACTTGCCGAAATTCTGCGTGAGGTAGGAAAGGCAAATGACCGTTTGCTTGCGGGTGATACGGTCGGTTGCGGCGTGCATTTGGAGTATGTCGAAACGATCGTTGACGATGCGTGCGAACAATACGGTGCAAATGCTGTTTTCGGCGTGATGGAAATAAGCAAGCTCGCCCCATAAAAGGTCAAATTCTGACACCTTCGCCCTGCCCTCTCTTTACGAGGGGCGGGGTTTTCCGGTGCCTAGGCATCCCGCCCAGGCATCCCGTACAACCAAAAATAAAACAGATGAAAACAGAGACGACATACACACACACACACACTTCGGGGCCGTGGAAAGCGCATCCTGCCTTCTTCTTTGGTCACGATAGTTTCCAAATTACCGGAACAAACGGAGATTCGAGCCCTTTTCTCTGCCGCCTAACGGACGATACTCCTAATTTCGAGGCAAACGCCCGCCTGATTGCTGCCGCACCTGATTTGTTACAGGTGGCGCAAGATTTCCTTTTACTTGCGGCTTTGCACGATTGGGAAGGGGCCGCAATCGATTTCGCAAAGGCTACGGTTTCCAAAGCGGAGGGGAACGCATGAACACACTTTCTTTTTCAGATTCTGTTTTCTTCGTTTCCTCTAACAAA